TTAGTTTGCTCAAGTTCTTTAATTTCATTAGTAGTTAAAGGAGAACAGTATCTTCCACTATCTCTTTCATTTACATAATTAAGAATGAAACCCTTATCATCAGGTGTTAGTTCTTCTCTTAAGCTATCCCATCTGTCAAAAGGAATGTAATAAGGCAAAGGGTATCTTAAAGGCTTCAAATAATGATCTAAATCAGTTCCAAATCCTCTGAGATCATGGTCGTAAAAAGATTTTCCATTAAAATAAATTTTTTCAGGGTATTTAGTTAAAGTATGATAATTTCTTGTAAAAGTTTCTGAAGAAATAAAAAACCCTCCTAAAATTCCTGTGGTACAAGCTAATTCATTTAATTTATTATCCTCTTCAATAGTTGGTTCTTTACCCTTGCACTCAACCCAAATATCATGTTTTAGTTTTTCATTCTTTTTTAGTAAAAAATCTGGTAGATACCATCCATTTATAGGTAAATCATATCCTTCTGGTTCATACTCCCAAGAAAGATTTAATACGTCAAAAAATACAGCTACTTTAGCCTCTAGTCTTGATCTGAATGTATGGCCTGAATACTTAGTGGGAATAGATTTTATTGTTTGCATTTTTAATTAGAAATCGTATTTTTGAAAGTCTTTCGGATCAGTGAGTTCAACCTTCTCCTCTATTTTCTTTGGTTCTTGCATGGTTGTCCTAGCAAGGTTAGTAAATTTAACACCTTGATAACCTTTCTTGAACAAGGGATTACCTTCACATTCAGTGACAACATCTTTCCAACCAGGTGAAGGTTCGTCTAGCTGTTTTAGAGTCCACATTTTCTTTTTGGAGTTGGCAGGGTTAGGTTTTTTAAGACCATCCTTGAGAAGTTTGATGACAGATAGCGTGTTAAATATTCGTTCCATTATTTTTTCTCCCTTTTTAAAGTTTTTAATTCTGCAAAAACATTTTTATGCTTTTTATTTCTTTTTCTAGGTCTAAACATTCTTTCTTTTCCATAAAGTCCTAGATTATCCAAATCTCTGGTAGTTATGTTTTTATCTGCATAAAGATTGCTTTGAGAATTGACATCCACATATCTGTCGGTCATTATTGAAAACCTCCTTTAGCGGTGAATACCCTATGTGCAGGATGATTGTTTTTTGGCTCTTCTGCAATATTGGATTGTTTTATCTCGTAAATATCTCTCCAGCCACCCGCTATTGCCTTTTCAAGGGCTATCTTCCTGTCTTTGGGTGTGAATGTTCGTAACTTCTTAAAAATCCTCTGAGCAACGCTTGTAGAGCAAGTAGCTTTATTTTTATATCTGATAGGCCACCATTCAAGGATTAGCTGAGAAAGATCCTTAAGGTCATCAGGTATTAATCTTCCGTTGATAGTTGGGTTAGCAAAAGGGTCATTACTCGGTTGAGAAGGTTTTGGCCTTTTACGTTTCATCTTTTCCCAGACAAGACTACGCATATAATCCGATCTGTTCATTCCGTAGGTTTTTGTATCGTCAATAAAACTTGCCATCTCTTCATCAAGGAATACAGAGACTTTTATGTCTTTTTTAGTTTTTTCCATTTTCTTTTTCACGTTGTTGTTGGTCGTATTCAAATATTCTTTTCCAACCTGGATATTTGTCAGAAAGTTCATTTGCCACTTTTTGATACTCTTCAAAAGAGACTTTACGCTTTTTTGGTTTTGCCATTCATATAGTATTAATGATCTTTACTGACAGTAGATGATATTCAATAATATGTCAACAATAAATCTTCTCTATATCCTATATAAGTATATATATATATTATTATCTATTAATAGATAACTTTAATCTATTAATAGATAAAGTATTTAATATATATATTATTAATAAATTTATATAAACTCTTTATATATTCTTTTTCTTTTGGTTCTTTTCTTTTTCTTAAGTCATGTTTTTCGGCCATTCATAGGTTGTTTTTATATCGGTCTGCTAGTATATTAATATATATTTGCCATTCATTATGACCAAAAACCTAAAGCGTATCAGTATATCCGTTGATGAAGATGATTATGCTAAATTTGTAGAGTTAAAACAACCAGGATTATCTGTTGGCTTCCTTATCAGAGAAGCCATGTCAGATTTTTTAAAGAAATTTAAGGAAAAATAATTTTAACCCTTATCAATTAATTTTTGTTCAAATGCTTTTTTATTCCTTTCTTCTGCTGATATAGGTGGTTCTCCGCCAGAATCATCATATAAATATTGAGGGGTGGGATCATAATTAATAATTTTATCGAAAGAATCTATTATCTCAAGAAGATCATCTTCAAAACTGCAAACTTCAAAGTCTCTATCAAGTGGACTTTTTTTTAATTCTCCATTGATATATTTATCAAGATCATTTTTGATCTGTTCTAATTTAGAAATCATTTTATTTCTTCTCCATTTTATTGAAGTAAGAGTGCAACTCATTAATATGAGTCTGCAAATCTAAAAGACAATCGCCAATAGTTATAGATGATCCTTCCCGATCTTTTGGAATATCCATTAATGTTTTTGGTTCTTCATTAAACTGATCTTCATGATAGTCCTCTATGATGTCATCATTTATTAAATGACTTTGTACTGTTTCAACAACATCATTGATGTTAAATAACATATTTGCCATGTAATCTCTATTCATTTTGTTTCCTCTATGTAAGGTGTTTTGTAATTGTCATAAATGTAAGAATCTTTTTTCCACCAATCATCGATATAATCTTTAGTGGCAATTATTGAATATCCTTCATCTGATTCTCTGCACAGATCAGCATAATATTCTGCAAAATCATCATAAAATTCTGGTAACAGATTAAATTCTTTAGCTATCTCATTAGCTCTATCGGTGCAGTGTTCATGAAATTGTTCAGCCATATATTGCTGATCCATTTCATCCATAACTTGATCTGGTAGTGGGTTGTCAATCATTTATCATTCTCCATATTCTCTAACTCTGCAACTGTAAAAGGTTCTAAAAAATTTTCTACAATTGTTATTTGATCTTTTATACGTTTTAAATCATTATTTAATTCAATTCTTCTCATGGTAGAACCAATAGGATATTGAATTAATAAACGATTAATTGTTTCTTTAGCTTCTTTTAGTGCTAGTAGTACTTCAGTCATTTGTTTTAACTTTTGGATCGTAAGGGTCTAAGTAATTTTCTAATGTAGTAACACGCTCTTGCATTATTTCAAGATCTCTTTCTACCAATTCTTCAGAATTAAAGTCATCAAGTAAAGTCGCACTTACTAAAGCAGTTCGGTGTACTAAGTCTTTACCAATATCTTGAATAGCTTTTTGAATCTTTTCTAAATCATGTGCTAAGTCAACTTCATAAGTGTTCATAAGAACGTAATACATATGATTCTCAGCTAACTTTAACTTTCTAAAATATTTATCTTCAAGTAAATCTCTAATAAAAATTAAATCCTTTTTTAAATCAGGATGTTCGTGAAGCATAGGATATGTATTTCCCCAGTTAGAAATAACTGTATTAATAATTCCTATTGCTAGCTGTTGTTTAGAGATCATTCTTTTACCTCCTTTATAAATTCAACTTCTTCTATTTGATGTGATCCATCAACTTCTTCTGATTCATCTGAAGGAGGTAAATAATCTCCACCTTCTTTGTTGAATTTTTCTTTAGCTTCTTCTTTTGAATTAGCTTTAACAGAATAAACTCTTTTAATAATTGCTGATTCTGTTATGTAGTATTCATTAATCATTTTTGGTAACGAATTTTCGGTTTTGATTTGTACTGGGCTTACATTGAGTCGTCAAGACCGATTAAGAAGTATAGGTGTTTGCACCACTTACATAACCTTCATTGCTCAGGATTAAATCCATTAAACAAATGCCAGTTAATTAATTAGTGATTCTCATGAGAATTTCTCATAGCTTTCTTAGCTCCTTTTTTAATTTGGTTATTTTTGAGAAAATTTCTATCTTTTCTCCTATTGGTAATTTTTCTATATCTTTCATTGATTCTTCTATTTGATGCTCCACCTGAGCTTTATATTCAGCTAACTTATGTGCCTTATCTAAACTAGGTATTGATAGTTCATTATAGATCTTGTCATACCATCTATAAGCAGTTGATTGACTCACTTTAAAATGAGCCATGAAATATTTAATACACTCACTTTTTCTTTTTTCATCATAAATAAATTCCTGAGCTAATTCTTTAACTTCAGCTTTATTTTCTTCCCATTTTTCATCTCTATCTGACATTTATTTATTCTCCAAACAAGTTTTACACATTGATACTGGTATTCTCATATAATTAACCACTACATTCATACCATCAAAAGTTTCACTTTCTCCATTAACTTTTTCTCCTAATGCTATGCTTTTTTGACCATATAAATCTCCTTTATTTATTAAAGATTTACATGAATAACACTTTCTTTCTTTTCTAGTTTTTTTAAGTTTCATTGTTTTGAAAAATGTTTAGTTGTTTATAATCTAATATCGAAATATAATATAATTTCTTTAATATCTCATCTACTTTCTCTTTCTCTAAAATAGCTTTAAGACTATCTTTTAAAACGCTATGAACTAAGCTATATTCTTCATAACTTAAATAATTTTCATTATTATTATCTTTATTAATTTCTTTAATTGTATTTTCTTTTTCAATACTATCTATAATTAATTGTCTAATCATATGTGATCTATTAATCATATTAAAACGTCTTTTACATTGTCTTTCTAAACTCTTTAATTGTTCACTTGTTAAAGTTACTTTCACTTGTTCAGTATGTGAGAGTGTGGTTAATTTCTTTTTATTCATAACTTTTTTTTCCTTTTGTATAAAGTCTTTCAGCTATTTCATTACAAGAATTAAAACTTTCAAATGTTAATCCAACTGTAAAATGTAAAATATCTGAATAAAGTTGACTTGAACTTTCATTATTTGAAGCATCATAAAACTTAAGTAAAGTATTTATTAATGCTATTTTTTGTTTCTTAGTTTCCATATTTTTCTATCCTGACTAGCGTATGTTCATTTTCTTCTATCTCTTGATATTCTTTTTCACTAATAGAAAATTGACTATGTTCTATTACATATTCAATTCTTCTTTGAATCTCATCATTCATCCACTCTAATGCTTCATATTCTTCATCAAATAACTTAACTACTGGTTGAGTATCTAATGAATCTATAGCGTAGGTTACTTTATATGTCATAGTCACTAACCTCTATTAATAGTTGTTGTTCTTTAGCATAATTTTTATACTCTTTTAATTCAAATTCATTTAAAATTAAATCTTCAAAAGTAGTCCATGCTGAAAATGTTTTAACTAAATATTTCATATTTAATAGATTTTTTTGTTAGTTTTGATTTTTGGCCTTTAATAGGCTTTAATTCTTTCATTGTTAAGATTTGAAGTATAAACTATTAGAATTATATCAGATGATTAGTAAACTTTCAATTATTATTTATTAATTCTTTTATTTCTTCTATTACTCCATTAGGTATTTCTTTTTTTAACCACCTACTGCCGAATAAATAAGGTTTATTATCCACTAAATAACTTTTATCATATAATAAATCAACTTTTTTTAATTCTTCACATTGCCAATCGTATAAACTTTTATATTTAAATTGAAAATATATATTATCAGGTTTTTTTAAAGTTTTTAAATATTCATCTTGTTGTGGACTGCCTGCAATGCAATTATTCAAATGATATAACTTATTTAATCTATATAAAACATTAAAAGTCTTATTATCTTTTAAATGTTCTTTTAAACTTTCAAAGCAACATCCAAATTCTACATAATCACTCTCAATATTATTATATGTTCTTTGCGTAATACTTAATCTATTATTATTTAACTTTAAAACTATTTCAACTTTGCAATTTTTTTTATTGATTTTATAATAATCAATTTTCCCAAAATTAAACACTTTATAATATTTTATTGGTGTATAAGGTGTTATTACTGTTTTATTCATCTTAAACTTTCTCCTGGATTCTCATAAGTGCCATATTTGCTTTATGCTGACTAACCATAAACCCTCCATTATCATGTTCTAATCTATCCAAATACATTAAAGCTTGATGATATGTTTTAAAATTATGCTCACAAGTTCTAATACAATTTACTTTGAAGTTAATAGTTACATATCTAATTTTAAAAACTCTATCCTTTTCATCATGTATTATTTCATGTTCCCCGATTCTCTCATATTTTAAAATCTCACTTGTAATGAAATAAGTACAATCTTTTAAAACTTTCACATCTTTATAAATTATAGATTGAAAGCTATCTTTTGTTTTTTTATCAAAGAATAATGGATATTCTTTTTTTATCTTACTTATACTTGTAAGATGATTTTTTTTAATAGTCACAATAAATTTAATTTGTAAGATTTTTAATAAATTAATTAAATTAATAATTAATTTTTACTTAGAAGTATTTTTTTACTTCTAAATAAGAATTAATCATTTTAAAAAGTTAGATTTTCTAATTGCTCTATCGCTTTTTTAGATTCGTACTTTTTTAAAATTTCTTGTTTTAATGTTATGAATGTCTGTAAATGTTGCAAGCTTTCTATATTTTCTAAAACTTCAGCAACTTCAGCATCTAATAAAAATAATTTAATTTGTATCATTTTTTAATTCCTTTTGAATTTTTGTTTTAATACTCTTTCTTCTTTTGGGTTGGTCATTATCTCCTAATGATGAGGGATAAGAACCATATAAGAAAGTTCTTAGAATTTCTTCCAATTCTTCATTAGTAAATTTAATCATTTATTCATATCCTTAATTAAAGACCTCGAATTAATAAAACTTTCTTTGCTTGCACTTGTTGAAATTTGTTCCCTTTTGTTAAAAGGTATTCACAAGCCGAATTATCATTATTGTTAACGCACTGGTTCAAAGTTGATCTGTTAAGACCTGATCCAATAGAACTAATTAACCCTATAGATCCAATTGATAGAAATAAAAATAGGTTTCTCATGATGGTAAGATTTGAAATAATTTTCTTATGTAAAGCAATAGTGATCTAGTAAAATATTTTTACTTGAGATAAATAATATCTACTAATGATTTGAAATTAGGTTAGCTAGTAAAATGATGTTAAGTAATAAATAAATTAGAGATAGCTATGCTTAATTATTATTGTATCAAATATAAACTTATTTGTATATCAAAATAATATACTTATAGTTGTATCATATTTACATTACATATAAATAATATATGTTTATAATATTAATAGTTAAATCTTACAAATGAAAACTTCTATCAAAGTTACTGCTGACGAAAAACTACAAAAGTGGATAGAGTCTATGCCTGAATGTGGTTATGAATTAACTGGTTTTAAACATGGCGAATTCTACGGAGAGCGTCAACTAAAACTATTCTTAACTAAAAAATAATCATGAACTACAATACAGAGCTAATGCAAAATCCAGACAAAGCTTTCGAGATAGGTTTTAAGTTATCACCTGAACTAAAAAATAATGTTAGTTATTATATGTTTATGGGAGCTACAGACAAGGAGCTACAGTTCAAACATATAAACACTAGAAAATATCTTAAGATCGCTTACAGCTGATTCTAGGCTAGCCTAAACGTAATTAAATTTGTAACTCTTCTCACCTATGGATGGGGTAGTGTTGCAAATTATTTTTATTTTTTAAGCATTACCGAGGAACTTAAATATATTTCGTTTAATTTTTTGGTTCTACACGAATAGATAATTCAGGAGCTTGGATATTTACTGTTTCTACGGATTCGCCTATAACTTTGCCAAGGGAATCTAGTATTTGTGCTGCTGTTTGAAGCTGACCTTTTTTAACTGCTTTGTTGAATAGGCGTATTCTCATTGCTTGAAGGCGAGGAAGAAGAGTTTCTCTATCTTTTTCCCAATCTTCTTTATTCCATTGTTTAACTTTTTTCCAATCTTGCCAAGCCGTTACTTCTGAGATGCCTTCTATTTTGGAGTGTTCTAGGACAAGGGCACGAGTAGTTTTACCTTCAAGCTGACGAGAGTATAGGCGTTGGGAACGTAATTGTACGTTTTGACAGGAAGTACGGGTACGAAAATTGATATTTCTTTTAGGTTTAGAATCTTCTAATGGTTGATCGGCAGGAAATGTAGATGAAACCACGGTATTTTTGAATGTATTTAAGTGAATGATAACTTAAAAGTATGTAAATAGGCTATAAAGGAGGGGTATGAGTTGTATTTTTTGTTAATTTTATGGTTGTCAGCGGTGAAAAAAGGAATGAGATAAGTTTGCGGTATGCCCAGGGAGAGGTATTTAATAGTGATAAGAGATTTAGGGTGCTGGTAGCTGGAAGAAGGTTTGGTAAATCATACCTTTCTTGTATTGAGTTATTAAGAGGAGCTATTAACAGGCCGAATGAGGTTTATTTCTATTGTGCTCCTACTTACAGGATGGCGAAGGATATTGCATGGAAAGAATTGAAGAGGTTAGTGCCTAAAGTGTGGGTTAAAGCAAAAAATGAGACAGATTTGAGATTGGATTTGATTAATGGATCGAGTATTGAATTGAAGGGAACTGAAAATGCTATGGCATTGAGAGGTAGAAGTTTAGCTGGTGTTGTATTAGATGAAGCTGCGTTTATGGATCGAGATGTATGGGCTGAAGTTATCAGACCTGCATTAGCCGACAAGCAAGGATGGGCACTTTTTATCAGCACTCCAGATGGAACTGCCAGTTGGTTTTATGATATGTGGTGCTTTTGTGGGGAAAAGGAATGGGATGATTGGCAAAGATGGAGTTTTACTACGATAGAGGGGGGTAATGTTGTAAAAGAAGAAGTTGAAGCTGCTAGAAGTCAATTAGATGCGAGAACGTTTAGGCAAGAATTTGAAGCTAGCTTTGAAAATCTTACTGGATTGGTAGCTGTCAGCTTTGCTGATGAAAATATTGATAAGGAAGTACAGGATTTACATATGCTTCCTTTGTTAATTGGTTTGGATTTTAACGTTGACCCTATGGCAGGAATTTGTGCTGTAAAACATAATGATACTTTGTACGTTTTTGATGAGATTATGCTTACAGGAGGTGCTACTACATGGGATTTTGCTGAAGAAGTTACGAGAAGATATGGAGTTGATCGTAGAATTATTGCTTGTCCAGACCCCACTGGAAGTGCAAGAAAGACTTCTGGAGTGGGTGTAACCGATCATACGATCCTTAGGAGGTCTGGTTTTACTGTTATGAGTCCTAGAAGCCCCTGGAAGATCAGAGATAAGATTACTGCTGTCAATACTGCCTTATTTGATGCTAATGGCGAAAGGAGGACGTTAATTCATCCTCGTTGTAAAGAATTGATAAAAGCCTTAAGGACGTTAACTTATGCACCTAATACTGGTTTACCTAATAAGAATCTTGGAGTGGATCATGCTTTTGATGCTTTTGGTTATCTTTGTCTGCAACAATTTAACTTGGCAAAACCAGAGACATTAGGTCAGACTGCGTTTAGAATATACTAAGTTACTCTTTTTGCTTATGGGCTACGGAATGTCAACAACAAAAAAGAAAAAAAAGAAGAAAAAGGGAGGAGTGAATGTACCTGTAAATAAAGCACTTTACGCTAGAGTAAAAGCTGAAGCCAAACGTAAGTTTGCTGTTTATCCCTCTGCCTACGCTAATGCTTGGTTAGTCCGAGAATATAAGAAGCGTGGTGGAACTTATAGAGTGGAGAGAAAGAAAAGTGCCACAAAGAAAAAAAAGTAAACCAAATACCAGAACCAAGGGTGGTTTAGACCGTTGGTTTAAGGAAAATTGGGTTGATGTTAAAACTGGCAAGCCTTGTGGCCGTCAAAAAGGAGAAAAAAGAGGTTACCCAGCTTGTAGGCCAAGTAAACGTGTATCAAGTAAGACACCTAAGACAGTAGGAGAGATGACGGCAGCCGAAAAAGCTAGATTTAAGCGTGAAAAAACAAGTAGCAAAAAAATAACATATCAACATAGACGAAAAAAGAAGAAAAAATAAGTGAAAATCACATATTTAAAGGTAATATAGTTATATAAAGATCAAAAACAATGCCAAAAGGATCTTACTCTTCAAAACAACGCAAATTAGCTGCTGTTGCACCTCCAAGAGATAAGGTTACGGCTGCTGATCTTAAAAAATTACGTTCCAAAAAGAAAAAACGTAAAAAGAAATGAAACTAACTACTCGCCAAAAGAACAAGCTTAAAGAACATTCAGAGCACCATAGCGATAAGCACATGGAGTTTATGAAAAGACGCATGAGAGCAGGAGACACTTTTACTCAAGCTCATAAAAAGGCACAAGCGAAGGTAGGAAAGTAATGCCACGTAAAAAAGGAGTCAGTTTATCAGTTGGAAGAGGGGAAAAGTCCAAGAAAGGAGGGCTGACTGCTAAAGGACGAAGAAAATACAATGCAGCAACAGGAAGTAATCTTAAAGCACCTGTCACAAAGAAAAAGAATTTAACACCAAAAGAAAGAGCTAGAAGAAAAAGTTTTTGTGCAAGAATGTCAGGTATGCCTGGACCATTAAAAGATAAAAAAGGTAGACCCACTAGAAAAGCGTTAGCATTAAAACGATGGAGGTGTTGACATGACTTACGCATTACCAGGGAGAATCCCAACCAGTATTACAGCTAGTTCCTATATTGGTGGAACGGATAGTCCTTTTACTCGTACCAGAGCTGTACTGGACATGATAAAGGGGTGGGAGATAATGAAAGCTGTCACCGAAGGAACAGAATATCTCAGAGAAAACAGCGAAGCTTTTTTACCTTTAGAGCCAAGAGAAGATTATGATGCTTATCTTGCAAGAGTTAACAGATCAGTATTTAGTCCTTTTACACAAAGATTAATTAGAGCAGCTACAGGATTAGTTCTTCGTAAACCAATAACTTTAAATGGAGATCCTTATTGGACTGAAATGTTCAAGATGGATGTTGATGGTTGTAAGTCTGATTTAGATGAATATGCAAGAAGATTATTAATGTGTTCATTGACTTATGGTCAAAGTCATATCCTTGTTGATTATCCTGCACCTTCTGGTGCGGTTAGTCTTGCAGAAGAAAGAGAACAAAATCGCAGACCTTATTGGATAGAAATAGATCCTAATAATATTTATGGTTGGAGATTGGATCGAGAATCAAATTACGGTAACTTGATACAGGTGAGATTAGCTGAAAAAGCAGTATTACCAGATGGTGAGTTTGGTGAGCAGATTTATGACCAAGTGCGAGTTATAGAACCTGGACGTTTCCGTGTATTTAGAAAAAAACAGACTGTTGAAGATATGTATGAAGATGATGACGGAGTATATCAGGGTAATATGTCT